CGTATTCGCCTTTGATGGTGGCGGCATGAAAGTCTTTCATTAGTTTGTGCAATGCAAGGTATGGTGTTGAATAATCAATCATTTTGTAGTTCCCCCGTAAACCTGGCTTTCCAGGTGTTTAATTTGTTCACGTAGTTGTTCATTTTCTGCTTTAAGCCGATTACATTCCACTAAATGTAAAAGAAACGGTGCCCATTCTTCAAAATCTTCATCTAACTGGCTCATTTCTCTTGTGCCTTTCTTCTAGCTTTTCGTTCTTCCATTAATTCATTTCTATATTCACAAGTTGTTTTCATAGCATCTTGATAATTTATTTTTAACGTTTTGATTTCTTCAGCTTGTTGTTTAATAATTTCGTATTTTTTATCAAGCAATTTTTCCAATTTAATATTTAATTCTAATAATTCTTCTGCGTTCATTTGGTTAATCTTTCAAGGTTACGGTTACTTGCTTCTTGGGTTCTCCACGCTTCGAAACGTAGCTTTGCCGCTTCTAGGCGGTATTTCCACATTTCTGTTTTGTAGGTGGCCGCACCAATAGCTTTGCATAAATCTTGATATTCTTGGCTGGCATAAGCTTCACGTTCCTGGGCACCCAAGCTTTGTTCATTTGACTGCTTCATTTTGATGGCTTTTAAGCTAGATTTATAAGCTTCTAGTTCAGCCAGTTCACCCTTGGCTTTAGCGTATTCCGGAGCAAATTCGTATAGATAATCTACACAATCATTGGGGTCAACTACACGTGTATCAGCTTTCATGTCTTTTCCTTAATGGGCAATTTCTTCCTTGATTACATTCTTGGTTACAACATCCATTTACCAGGTTCGCCCCGGTTTCCTTTTTTCCATTGGTCGTAAAAATCCCTAGCAAGTAACTCACGGCGCTTATTAAATTTAGGATTAGAAAAATAACCCCTAAAACCGGTAAGCCCAAGCTTGGTACGGTAAATAAGCAACTGTCTGATTTCACATTCATACCTGAACCTTTCCAATGTGTTGGCTGATTCGTTGTCGGTACTGCCCCATAGATTCGCCGGCGTAAGCATTTAGTCCAAGTTCCCGGCCTTTGGCCAAAGTAAGTTCGTCATTACTATACCAAGGTAATGAAGGTCGCTTTACTTCTTTTGGTGTCATATCCAATTCATCTTCCCACCGGCCCTGGTTAAGCCACGTACTTGCATGGGGTATGAAATCCATTTCCGTGCCCTTTAGTTTCCAATACGCTACGTGTTGTTCAATGGCTTCAACGGCCAGGGCTTGTTCATCCTTTGTAAGCCGGTTAAACGCCCCCAGGGCGGCACGTTTAGCTACCTTCCTGGGGTAATGTTTCCAAAAAGTTTCAAACATCATGCCGCCTGTTTGTTTTCAACGTAAACGTAAGGTTTGTCCCATGCGCCTACGTTTAAATGAATGTAAAAGGCAGTATCAAAATAATCTGACATTGAATCGGAACGGTCATACCATTTGTCAGCCGGGGCCGTTTTAATAATGTCAATAATCTTGGCAAATAATTCCTGATGCTGGCCATAGAATTCAAGATGGTATTCGTTAATTTGGGCGTAGCCCTTGTGATTCCAGGTTGCCAGGGTGTCAAGCATACTAAAGTCAATGTCGCTAGAAACAATAGTGACATGGATTGAATGACTGTCTTTACGTACTGCAAACTTAATGTTTGGGAACGCTACTTTAAGTGCGTTACGAATCAATGTTGCATTTTCTTTATTCATGTAAGCCATTTTGTTTTCCTTTATTTTTCCACCGAACTATTCGGTAATTAAGACTTTACTAAAGATTACTTTAGTTGTCAAATATATTTTTCTAGGTATTTACACCTAGTGTTGCTTTTTGACACATAGGTTCCCCAAGGGTGATAAGCACCACATCCATTCAAGAAGTTATTGCTTTACTTGAACTAATGCTACCTAAGTTAATGTTCAATCGTTAGAAGGGTTGTCTATCACCGTTGTCCCTTAAAACTTGTATGGTGCCCATTTAAGCCCATGCGGCGCATACCGGGTGAAGGGTAGGCCAATCTATTCTTTCCAGCCGGCGATATAACCGCATTGCTATCGGGGGAAGTCCGATTGAACGGTACAAAAAGAAAAAGGGCTTTAGGGGTAATTCTGTGATTGAACGGCTTAGAAAATACCTCTAATCTTATTTCCTAAACCCACAAAACTACCTCTAAAGCCCTACTGTATTAAGTGTTCAATTCCTTAATACGGTAATCATATCATAAAACTAAACCGTGCTTAACTCCGGCCAAATAATTTTCCAAGTATCAGGAAAAAGGTCTTTCCTGGTGACTAAACCAGCAGATTCTTTTTCTATTGTTGCGGCTATTAACATCAATGGTGCGGCTGGTATTGCATTGTTGTTGCGCCATTGACACACCGCTTGAACCGTTACGCCACATAGCTTTGCTACCTTTGCTGGACGGCCCAGCAAGTCAATGATTTGAGCATCATTCATTTATTTTTCCTTTTTTGCTAAATATTGCTTTACAACTACTCAATTTTACTTTACATTTGTAAGTACGGCAATGGTGCCGTGATAAATAAGGAGTAATACATGAACGGTGAACTTAACCAATTGATGTTGGAACATGAAGAATTTCTTGAAAAGTCGTTAGATGATATGGAATTTAGTAATGAGTATTTAACCCAGGAACAAGTTGACTGCATCCGTCAAGCTTGTGGAAAACCACGTAATAGTCACGTTAACCCATTGTTACGTGATGTGATAAACGACTTCGCAAATATTTTTGGTAGTGATTTTAAAAAATTTGATGAAGAAACTAAAAAAATGTTTGGAAAAGGAAAATAAAATGATAATTGCAAAACAAAGTAGCAACTCAACGTCTGATTTTAAATTGCCACCAGCCGGTAGCTTTATGGCCAAACTATATCGAATTATTGACATTGGCACCCAAACCACCGAATGGATGGGTAAAAAGAAAATGCAACGCAAAATTATTGCTATGTTTGAATTGCATGGTGAAGATAATGATGGCCAGCCGTTGCAAACCGCTGAAGGCAAACCATTAATCGTATCTAAACGCTATACGCTATCGCTGGACGAAAAGGCCACGTTACGTAAGGATTTAGAAGCTTGGCGTGGCAAAGCATTTACCCAAGAAGAACTTGACGGCTTTAACTTAGAAGTTTTGCTAGGAAAGTGTTGCATGGTCAACATTACCCATTCCAGTTATGAAGGTAAAGAATATGCCAACATTTCAGGTATTAGCCAAGTTCCAGTTGCATTGAAAAAGCTGGGCGAACCCGTTGGCGTAAATGAATTAATGATTTTTACCCTTGACCCGTTTGACCAGGCTAAGTTTGAAAAGCTTTCAGAAGGTATGCAAGGCGTTATTAAAAAGTCTGCGGAATACCGCAATACGTTTGAACCTAATTCGCCAGCAGTTAGTTCTGTTTCATCAGAATTGATTGATGACGATATTCCATTTTAGGGGGCATTATGAAGCCAATGGTTAAGTTTATGATCTGTGACCACTACACCTTGAAAACACATCAAGATATAGGTCACGATGAAGAAGCTGAAATCATTGGTTTCACTTATGAAGCTTTGTCTAAATTTACTAGGGCTTTGATAACTGAAGCCGCTTGTATGGTCAAAGACCCAATAGATAGAACTAGAATCCTTACAACTTTAGGTGAATAAATGAAATGTATTGAATGTAAATGGTATTCAGGAACCGCAAATGATACTTACGGTCTATGCAAACGTTACCCAACTACGCAAAACAAAACCCAGCATGATTGGTGCGGTGATTTTGTTAGTAAAGTTGTTGTAATTACTCCGGCCCAGGAAGAACCGATTCAATCAATAAAAATTCAGTTTGAAGAACCAACTGAATACGATATTCATTCGGATGAAACAAAACCAAAACGTGGAAGAAAACCAAAACAATGATAATTAAAGAACGTCAATCGGAATCAGGCCATTGGTATGACCGTGAAGGAAATCCAGCGTATAGTGTCAAATCAAAAACCGGGAACCTACGGCCAACAACGTTACGTGATGCCAGGACTTTAAACCTTTGTCCATCAGTAACCACTATTTTAAGCACGATGGCCAAGCCGGGATTGGATTTGTGGAAACAACAAAACGTCCTATTAGCCGCTTTAACCCTTCCACGTCAAACTGGGGAACCTGAACAATCCTGGCTAGAACGGGTCATGATGGATTCTAAACAAACTGGCAGAGTAGCCGCTGACCGGGGTACAGCTATTCATGCCATTATTCAGTCGTTTTTTGAAGGCGAATTAATTCCTGAAACCCTTCCAATGTGCCGTCCCGTTGAAGAAGCCATTAAAGGCCATTTTGGGGAACTTTTATTGTTGCCTGAATTATCCTTTGCCAATCCATTGGGATACGGCGGTAAGGCCGATTTAGTGGCTAAAGCACGGCATGATTGGGATGGCGTATGTATTGATATAAAAACCAAGGAAACAGAAGATATTTCCAAAGCGGAAATTTATCCTGAACACGGGATGCAATTAGCGGCCTACCGTCAGGGATTTAATATGCCTAAAGCCCGTTGTGCCAATGTATTTGTAGGTTACAAAATGGTTAATGGCGTTACCCAGTTTACTGGGGTAAAAGTAGTAGAACATGAACCGGAAGATTTAGACCGTTATTGGTTAATGTTTACCAAACTATTAGAGTTTTGGCAGTTAAAAAACAATCACAAGTAACAATGGGGCAAAAGCGGATGCTATGCCTGGTGTAAAGAAACCGGCTAGACGTAGCGAGTAGCCCCACCTTTTGTTGTATTTATGCTAAATTTTGCTTTACAAGTAAAGAAATCTTTAGTAAATTAACCAATACCGCAATGTTGCGGTGATAAATAAAGGAATTGACATGGACCGTGAAGCAAAACAAGAACAAGCCTATTGGGCCGCACAAGCTAAATTTGAAAACCAACAACGTATGATTGATAAAGGTTGGGGTGACTGTGAAGCTTATAACAAGCTTCGTGAAGAAGAAATTAAACGTGAAAAAATTCGCAAATACAAAAAAATAGCTAATGAAGTTCTAATTGGTTTAATGTTTGTTGGTTTTGTAGTTGTAATGCTGTTTTTAACGGGTTGTGGCACTTCAGGTACAACTGGTACTGTTTATGCTCAAGCACCATCCCAACAATTAATTTTAGATAAACAAGTTGCTGGATTGACTAGAAATGAAGTTATTCACGGCGTTACTGAATGTGAAGGGGCTGGCTTACGTGCCCATGTAATTACCACTAAAAGGTCTATTAATGGCTTTAGTGCCGATATTCCAGTAGAAGTTACTTGTATGCCTAAATATAAATATTAAGGATAAATATGAACGAACATATATGGACCGCCAGCGGAACCGATATAACCCTTAGATGGCGTTTAAATGGCTGGGTGCCACCATCAGAACTTCAAGAATATAGGGATAAATGGAAATATTACCAAAACCTTCCATTACGTAGCTTAGATGACCAAGCTAAAGAACAATACGAACAAGTATTGCGCCGAGCTAAAGTAGGGAGGATTAAATGAAACCACATAAAAATGCAAAATTAATTAAAGCATGGGCAGATGGTGCAATTATTCAATATTACAATCCTCAAGAAAATAATTGGATAGATTGTAATCCTGATTGGAATTTTAGCGATAAATATCGTGTAAAACCTTTATTG